TTCTTTAAACCACTCACTATCATATGGTCACCCTTATACAATAAGGTTATTGTTCTGTAGTTTTCTTCAAAGTGTTCACTACAATACACTCGTCTTTAAAAATAAAGCTATTCCAGTTTACACCAGGGTGGTGGATTAGTAATATTCAAACCCCCTCGTTAGATTTTGCAGGAACATCTGTTTCGAGTCAATCAAATATAGGTCTGGATACTTTTGCTTAACCCAACTAAATTCCTTTACTATATGCCATATTGGCGGGAAATACTTGTCAAATGTGTTCGTATCATGCAAACTGAGCTCACAACATTGTCTAAAATATTTAAGAAGCCTCTCACCTTCGGTTTCAGTTTTTGTTTTCTTATAGAACAAGCACGTCAAAACGGAATGGATATCTAATGGCGCTAATATTGAGGAATCAACGTTTACGAATTTACGCTTCAAGAAAGAACAGTCAGATAAATTCTTAAATTCATAAGTGGTGCCATCTTTAGTATCTGTTCCGTAAAGCATACCAAAACGTTCTAAAAGAGTACTACAGTTCTTCAAATTAAATACTAATTCATTAGTGACAAATAGGTTATCATCGCCATAGATGGCAAAATCAGAAATATCATAGAGACTTTTATTAGTCAATTCCCTCGCGCAGTAAGCAAAAAGTAAAAGGTTGTACAAGCTGTTATTCATAGCTGTAGCCGCGTGGCCAGAACTATTACCAGTGAACCAGTAATAAATACCATCTAGTCCTTGGTGCAAACTATTATACACTTCAGCGAATAGAACTGATCTTATTTTATCATCTTCAATTGAACCACCTCTGTGTCTGTACCATAAATTCATAATTTCTAGAACGCCTAAAAAGAATTGGGGTGTTAGTTTCATATCCCAACCAGTAAAATCACCTGCAAAGGCGTGATCAAATCGACTGGTCAGTTTACGGTATAACAAATCCCAATCAGAATAAGGATTTATGCCTATAGATATTCCAATTCTGAACATATTATCTTGTACTGCTTTTACAAATGCTCCACAATACATTTTGTATGCTATTTGATAGTCAAG